GTTGAGTTGCTTGGCGTAGGTTTCCTCGCCCTGCACGAAACGAGAATTGAACCGAGACCCGCTGCCGTTGAAAGCGTCCGTTCCCATGCTCAGGAGAAGATGGAAACAGGGGCGACTTGGTAGACGTCTAAATCCCAGCCAATGGTATCGTTGGCAATCATCAGGTCGTAGGTCGCTTTGACAACATGCTTTCCTGACTCGATGCTTCCGATGGCCTCAATGTTGACGGAGGTAATGAGGGCTTTCTTGTACGGGTCGGTGCCGCCGGGAATAACTGGTGCGATTAACTTTGTCAGATCGCCAGTGTCATGAACAAGCATGCCCGACATGTTGGCAAGTTTGTAAGCCTTAGCCACGGCGGTAAACCCGAAAAGAATTTGACCGCGGATGTTTACCATTGGGCGAAGGTACTGGCGGATGCCGGCCTTCTTGTTTTGAGTCGAAGTATCAGATACGCCAAAGCCTCCAAAGGAGTTTTGATTAGTCGGCGCACCAGTGACAGGGTTAATTACAGGGATGAAAATTGCGTTGTTCTGGGGGCTGGACTTCGTGCCGGCGAGCGGACCAGAGTTGAAGCGGGCGTCGTAGGCCGTGAAGTTTGGATGCGTCTCGATGGGCTGGGCCATCGTGTTTGCCACGCCAGTGATCTGTGCATCCGTATAATCCACGCCGCGAGAGACGCCGATGTAGTCCACCGTCAGCATTGACACGTTACCCTTTGCCGAACTGAGGTGGTACTTGTAGGACTTCATGGTAAAGCCCAAGTCGTCAGGATAGTCAACGCCGAGGGAATAGGTGTCGATGACGTCAGTCAGGTTGGAAGAGTCGCTGTCGACCGCAAAAGTCAGTTGCGCTTGGGCAAGACCGTAGGCGTCAATGCTGACCGAGCCAGAAGGCTGACGTTGACCAGGGTTTAGCAGGTCGTTGCCGTAATCGATGCGGGTGGATGGCATGGGTAGTTATTTGGTCGCCGGGATGGGGCGAGGTTGCTTGAAGGTTGTGGGCTGAGTGTTCTCGGCGGTCTTGACCGTGGCGTCGGCGATGCGGGTGGTTTGAGACAGCATCGTGTCCTGATACGTCCCGCCATAAATGGACGCAATGTCACCGCCACCAATGGCTTGCAGGGAAGAGACGCTAAGAGCGGCAACAGATGATGTAGAAAGTTTTTCTGATGGCTTACTTTCTTTCAATTCCGCGGAGACCTTTTTCATTGCTTCAATGAGGCTGTTTGTTTCCGACACGATGCCTTGCCTAACGCCTTGAGCCAATCCAGGCGTTGAGTTCAACTGTCGAGCGTAACCAGCGGCGCCGGCTTGTGCAGCCTCAAGGCCGATACCCTTTGCTTGCAGATCTTTAATAATAGATGCTTCAAGTTTTCTACGACCTTCAGGCGTTGTCACGTTTACGCCTTTAGACTGAAGCTGGCTGGTTTTTTCTCTAATGCTTTCACCTACAAGCATGACAACTTCTCGTTCATCTAATTCCAAGGAAAGGAACTTAAAGAACTTTTTCCAAGCCGCCATCCGTCGTTCGGCTGCACGCTCAGAAGCGGCCGCCGCTTGCAATTCTGCTTCTGAATAGGTCTTCAACTGACTAGACTGCTCTGTGATTGCCGAAGAGCCTTTCTGAATGATTGGAAGCAACTCACGACCAGCACGACCAAAGATAATAGTCGCGTTAGCGGCAACTAGGTTTTCATTTCCTGTTTCCTCAAGTTGTTTTGCTAAGGCGGCAAGGGCTTCAGTCGCCGTGATGTTGCCGCTTGCGATTTGCTCGTTAGTGAAACCGAGTTCGGTCAATACTTTGCCGTGTCCTTTGACGTCTTTTGACGCAAGGCCAATGTATTTTGAAAACAAGCCGACAGATCGGGCGACAACTTCCATGCCAACGCCAACAGATTTGCCGAGGCCGGCAACGCGCTGGAACTCATCTCCACCGCCTCCAGTTGTACGGATGGCTCGGTTTAATTCAGAGAAGTATTCCCTAGCCCCAGAGACACCTTCCTTGAGTTTGTCAAAGATAGCGGTCGCGGCGAACATGCCGCCAAGGCTTGAAGTAATGCTCGTTGCTAGGCTTTGAAACTGGCTAGAAATGGCAGTCCCAGCAGCGGAGGCGGCGGTCGTGGCGCCCTTAGGGACGTCCGAGAAGTCGCCGCTAAACTTTACTTTTACGTCATCTGCCATGGTCAGTTGCGGGTGTGTTGGATTTTCTGTTCTGCGTCTAGCTCGCGTTTGTAGGCTTCCATGGCGTCCCACTCCTTATCGGATACGACATCGATTTCAGCACCAGCGGCTTTGATATGTGCAATATGTAGCCAAATGGCTTCGGCTTCCGGCATTGTCCAGGCATCCATCGTTGAATGTCCGTTGCGGACAAGTGAAGCAATCACAGCCAAGTGCCAAGGGATGCCGTCGGCCTTAGATGCGGACTTCTTTTCCCAAAAGCGAGGCCACAGCGATTGAGCGGTCATGTAGACTAAAATCTTTGCCGCTTCCTCTTTGATGCGCTCGGAGTTCATCTGCATCATCTTCAGATGATAACCTTCCCGAAAGGTCAAAGGGTTGCTGATAGAGTCAATGTCGTGAGTCGAAAGAATGCGGACGGCTTTGATAATGTCCATCGCACCGAAAGGGCTGGTCAGGTCAAGGATTGGCGAGTCAATCGCCTCCAATGCCACGCGGTGACGGAGGCAGAAAGGCAAAAGACGACGACCGCAAACCTCAAGGGTCGGCGGAAGTATCGTCGCAGCCTGTGTCCACCGGGAAGCCACGGCGGTAAAGCCCGTAGGGGGCTTAGGCGATCTCCTGGTACTTAACCAGCTTGAGGGTGACCTTGCGGAAGCCGTTGTTCGTTCCAGCGTCGTCAACCTGCTTGATGATGTAGGTGATAGCGTTGTAGGCCAGCGTCTGACCGATTTCTGGGACGCTTGCGCCAGTCTTCAGGACGCCGGACAGAGAACTCTCATAGCGGAGGTCGTCCAGGCGGTCGGTGATGACTCGGCCCGTTTCATCCATCACTTCGACGTCAAGGGCTGGCTTCGTCGAGATGTCGTCGCTCTGGAGCGTGACAAAGGAAACCGTATCGTAGAGGGCGAACTTGTGGCTAACGCCGAAAGTGACGGGGAGAGACATGGGCTTTTAAGTTAAAGGGGGGCGGCAGTCCAGCGGAGGGCTTAGGCGGGCGGGTAGACCCCGATCAGGGTGTACGTCAGCACGTTGCCCCAGCGGCGGTCGGACACCCCTTCGTCATCCGAGACGATGGTCGAGAAGTAGAGCGTGCCCTGCGTCCAAGCGGACTGAAGCCCGGCAAGGTCGGTCATAATGCCCTGGACGGCCTCAACGCGGGCGCGGTGTTCGGCGAGGGTCGAGTCGTCAGCCGAAGAGTAGACGTAGATTTTGACCGTCAGCTCGAAGTTGCCTAGGTTGACGTAGCCAAAGTCACGGTGGGCTTGGGCCGACTCCGCGTGGAGAATGACAATAGGGACGGAGCGGACTTCGTCCGTCTGACCAGCGTGGATTTGCACGCCAGGGAGTCCGCTGGCGTTGGTGGTGAACCAAGCCAGCATGGATTGTTCCGCGATCGTGCGGATGCCGTAGAGGGTGGTCATGAGAAGTATTTAGAAGTGCCGGAGGTCATGCCCTTGGCGGTCGCCAGCCAAAGGGGGATTTTCTTTTTTTTCAGTTCCTGCATCATGGCGTTCCGCATGGCGTAGGCCCGGTGATTTAGGGCGGCCTGAGTGAAACGCTGGTTGCCTAGTTTATTGCCGATAATGTTTCCCACGGTAACCTCGGGCTTCATGGGCTGGTTGGCTTTGTTGTCGGCGATGGCGTTAGAAGCCCCGCCAGCCTGTTTAGCCCACGCAGGGACAACGATGTTTTCGGCAATGCGTTGCGCTGCGAACCAATAGGCCGACTTCAGGGTGCCGACGTCCTTGGCCTTTTGGCGTGCGTAGGAGGCAATGTCAGACTCTTTGGCAACAAAGGCGAAGGGACGCTTGGACTTTTGAGCATAACCGAACAGCGGGCCTTTGCCGCCGTCTTGACGCAGTGATCGGTGAAGCGTCTCCATGGCGGCCTTGTCGCCGTTGATAAAAGCGGGAGCGCGGGAGCCGTCGCGGAACTTGTCTTGGAATTGAGTCCAACGCATCTTTCTGCCCTTGGCAGCTGAACCGCCGTTGCGTTTTTCCCACATCTTGAAGACGTCGTAGGAACCAATGTTAGCGATGTCCGAAGGGAGGGCGTTCTGAAGGGGCTGGAAAACCTTAAAGACCGATTTAGTGACATTGGAGACGCCTACATCTTTGGCTGTACCAGTTGCACCGTCCCCGCCCGATTTAGTGGCAAAGGGGCGGGTATAAGAAATCATGTCCTTACAGAAAAGCCCGGCCTGTTGCTTGACGACAAAACCGAGGTCTTTTCCCATCACCTTTGCATAGTCGCGAAGGTGGGCGTCTAAGATGGACGAGTCTACCTTGACGCCTTTGCCGGCAGACACGTAGGCCATTAGGCGGGGCCGGCCTTCGTCACTACGCGGACGATAATCCACGCCGAAGGGGGTCGGTCATTGATGGCGACGATGCGGTAGTTGCCACCGTTGTAGGTGACGAGGTTACCGAAGACAACGTAGCCGGGATGAGCCGCCGCGTCGGTCTTGAGGAACTTGACGTCGAAGGAGGTCGAGTTGAGGAAGCCACCTGTCTCCATGTCTTGCTGGACCATCGGAGGCCCCATTAGAACATTGAAGGACACAGGCGTCCCGGTGGGCGTATGGCGCACGACGACGGCCTTCGGGATTTCCCCGAGGATGACGGCGGCGTCGCGATCCCATTCGTCCTGGATTAGTCCCATGCGGTTGGGCGGCAGTCCAAAAGAGAAACCCCCGCCACCGTAAGGCAGCGAGGGCTTCAAAAGCGGAACCCGAAGGCTCCGACCGTTTAGCCGTTGATGAGGATGCGGAGGAGGCCGTCAGGATTACCGACCGACGTGCCGTTGATAAACGACATGTTGAGGTGCATCTTGCCTTCGTTCCACATGTAGTACTGACGGAAGGCGAGGGAGAAGTCGCTGTCTGGGTCAGTAATGGTTTCTTGCACACCACCGCCCGTGACAGGCGCGTTGGTCACTCGAGTTGCAATTACAAAACCTTCCTGACAGGACGCCACGCCCTGGAGGTGTTCCGTGTAAGCGGTGCCAGAGGTCGGGAAGCCGTTGTATTCCCAGAGCTCGAGACCATGGATGCGGCCGAGGTAGCCGTTGCCTTCGCCACCGTCGCGGATGACCTTCGTGTCACCGATGGACAGGTACTGAGCCACCGAGGCGTCAGCGAGGAGGGCGCCGTAAGCGGCCGGGCTGATAAGGGCAGCGCGGTTGTCGTAAGGCAGGTTCTTCGTGGTCATTGCGGTGACCGTAGGGACGATACCACCAGCGCGAGTGAAACCAGCGGCGGTGCCGTTGTAAGCAGCCGTGGCGAAGTTGGCGGCGGTGGCCTGAGCGAGAACCGAGTCGAAGAGCGACTTGGCGACGGCGTTGGTCAACGGAGCGAGGAAGACGCGCTTCAGCATTTCAGGGCTGATCGCATTCTGTTCGCTGTCGGTGAAGCCGACGTCAACGTAGGTGAAGTTCGACAGGGTGACGGCAACGTCCGTGGACGTAGCAGCCTGAGCGACGAAGCCAGTGGCAGGGTCGTAGGTCGAAGCGGTGAACGGAGAAGCCAGACGCGTGTGGACGACGTTACCGATGCGGGACACGTAGGAACCGAAATCGGTGACGGCAATCTTCTTGAGCGGCTGGAGGACCGGGACGAGGGTGCGGAGGGTTTCGGCCGCAACGAATTGCGGGGCGAGGCCCTGATTTAGAACGCTATTAGTAGCCATGAGGGGGAGTGATTATTGGGGGTTGAAAGTGGGAAATTACTTGGACGCGCCGGAGAACACCTTGGCGGCGATGAACGCCGAGCGGTGTTTGTTGTAGAAGGCGGTCTTTTCCTTGGAAGGCTCCATGGAGCAGTATTCGCTCCAGAGGTCGTCCGTGGACTTCGACGCGGCTTCAGTTGCCGGGGCGATTTCGACAGGGGTCGCACCAGCGGCGGCAACGATCGAGGCGGCCTTCTTGCCGACCGACTCAATAGAGGCTTCGGCCTGAACCTTGGCGGCCTCAACGGAAGCCAGGGAAGCGGCAAGGGCTTCGACCTTGGCGGCGAGGGCATCACGCTCCGAGGCGGCAGCAGATGCGGCGGCGAGCTTCTCGGTGAGGGTGGCGACTTCGGAGGACAGGGCGTCAGCCTTGGCGGTGACAGCGGAGAGAGAAGCGTTGAGGGCTTCCACTTCGGAGGTCTTGCCAGTGAAGGCAGACTTGAGAGCGGTCAGGGACTGTTCGAGCGTCATCTTGAGAGGTGGGCGGCAGTCCAGCAATTAGGAGATTTTAGAACCAGCGCGGTGACGCTTGCTGTCCTTGCGGTCGTGCTTCTCGTCGGTGTCAACGGCTTTGTCACCAGAGTCTGCGTGTTTCTTGGCTTCGTAGTCACCGTCCTCGCGATCCTTGTCGTCTTCGTCATCCTCTTC